TTAAAATCCTCTATATCCATTTACGGTAATATAAATACTTCCTGATACTAAAGTAGTTGGTATCAATAGATTTACTGCCATTTAATGAAGTCTTTTTATTAGTTATATACTCTTATTTCTATTAATGTATTATCTAAAATATCATCATATGCTTGTGTAAATGTATCAAAAGTATATAAAGAAAAGGAATTAAGAACTAAATTATTTGTATTTAATGGTGCAGAATCAACATTACTTACATTTATATTTGATCCAATTATAATAGCTGTATTTGTAGTAAAAAGATTACTACTTTTTGCTAAATAAATTCCAGTATTTATTCTTGACCATGTAATACTACCTAACGTATTTTCTAAAACAGTAGCTACTGGCGCATTTGTTCCAGATTGAGTTAATAAAGCTGTATAAACTTTGTAAGGTCTACTATCAGCTACTTTTTGGTCTACATATTTCTTTTGTGTGTAATCTAGGTCTGTGATGTTGGATGTGTAGTCATCGTATGATCCTAAACCTCTTGATGATGGATTTTGGTTTAATATTTCAATGCTATTTCCCACAATTTGTATTTGACTGACATATCCCAAGCCTGTGTCTAAAGTTCTTATTGTTGAATTACCATCTTCAAAACCAATAAAACTAGTTTTTTCTTCGGTTTCATTGATTCTAACTAATCCCTTATATTCTGAAATTTCAATATTTCCAGTAACAGGATTACCTACTGTTGTGCCTGATAATGGAATGAAATCTCCACCGACCGCAACTACGAAAATTCCTTTAATCAAAGAATCTAATAGATTATATGCATCAACTAGATTTTCTGCCGTACTACCATTTATATCCCCAAAAGCTTCAAATACAAAATCTTGCACAAATAAACCATCTTCTTTAAGAAAAACTCGGTCATTCCCTAAAACTAAATTTGGCTGTAAATACTCGTGTATATTTTCAGAAAATTTACCACTTTCTGTATCTAACGTAACGATTAGTTTCCCGCTACTTATTGAAAAATTATATGCCATCGTATGTTGTTTTTAATTATATCATACAAAGATAAAAATTATACGACAACAAACGGATAAATATGAAATATTATTTGTATAATTACAAAAAGAAAAAGCCTATCGATTGATAGGCTTTTTAAAATTATTTTTTAATTATTATGAGTTTCGTAGATAATCTAAAAATATTCTACCTTCTTCTGTTCCAAAGTATGAAACTATTACATCAAATTCATTAGAGTTTTTAGGAACTTCAATTAATATTTTTCTATCGGCATTTAGCCAACGATACAAAATATCATCATAAATTAAAAATCCTTTAGCCATAGATGATTTAGCGATACCTTTCATTTTTAGTGTTGGGTCTTCTGTTAAATCTATATATGCTTGTGGGCTTTTTTCCACATAAACTAAAAGTTCTTTTTCTATATTTTCATTAGTCCAAGCTTCGATATAAGAAGGACAAACTAAACTAGCAATCATTCTATTCTCTATTTCTCCCATAGTGAATATCAAAGCATTTGCTTTAATTCCAATTTTTTTGTTTTTAATGAATTTAACATCCTCTTCAATAGGGTCGTATTCTTTAAAAACTACATCACGGTCAGGGTGAATAGCTAAGAACTTTTGGAGTGCTGGATTATTAGCAGGAACTTTAAGCATACCATTCTTAAAAATAATATCCGTAATACTAACCGAACCTAATTCTTTAGTCTGTTTATCCATGAAAAAGGATAGCTGATTTGTAGAATATCTTAATGGGTGTACAGTTTGCGTTTTAACATTGGTAAATGTCAAAGAACGGTGATCCGTGTGTCTATTTGCGATAGAAAAGGTAACAGGTTTTAATCCGTCACATAAAATATACTGTCTATCTTTCATTTGCCATCCTTTTAACTCATCAATATCATCAACATCGTATTGAGCATTAGAAGATTGTGGTTGTGGAGTTTGTGCCTGAACTTGTGGAATGTTTTGATTGTTTTTTGCTAAAGCATCTGCAATCATTTTTTCTACTACTGATAAAGGAACACTTTGTTCTTTTGTTTCTGTATTGGTTATTGGAGTTTCACTTTGAGTTTGTACAGTTTTTTCATCTCCTTCTTCGATTAAGTATCCCTCAGAATCTATTAATCCTTTTTCTTTTGCATCCTTATATTCTTTAGATAAGTGATGTAGTTTTTTTCTTCCTTCCATTGTTTTTTAAATTTAATTAAATTATTTTAAGCAAAAATACAAAATAAACGACAACAAACGGCTATATAGAAAAATAACTTATATTTTTGTACTAACGATTTGGGGAAATCGAAAATATAAGAAATCTTAAACAAGTGTAAAAACTGTTTAAGATTATCTTTTTAACTAAAAAATTTACAAATATGAAAGCAAACGAATTAAGAGTAGGTAATTTAGTAATAGCTAATGGAGAAATAATAGAAGTAGATTCTATTAATGACATAGGAATAAATTTACGTGGTGGAGATGGATATGGTGTATATCCAGATTATGAATTTCGTGAAATTAAACCAGTACCACTAACAGAAGAGAGGTTGTTTAAATATGCTAAAATTAAAAAAGTAGATAAATTAAAAGGAATAATTGATAATAGAGATTGCTATGTGTATGATTTAAGTCCTAAAATTAAGTTATCTATTAATATAAATTCAAAAAATGACAACATAAATAATGATAATATATGTATTGTATTGTATAATGAAAATGGGTTGATAACTTCTAATCGTATTATTTTTAATGGAAAAATTAAAGGTAAATTGCAACTACATTATTTTCAAAATTTAATTTTCGCATTAACAGGAGAAGAAATAATCTTAAAAACTTAATAATCATGCCCGATAAAAACTATACAGGAGTAAAATGGATCAAAGAATCTAGTAAATGGCAAGCAACAGTAATGCAAAATTCAGTAAAATATAACTGTGGATTGCACGAAACCAAACATGAAGCTGTAAAATCTCGTGATAAAACTATCCTCCAAAAAGGATTAAACGTAAGACTACAATTACTTAAACCAGTAAAGAAATAACTATGGAAACATATATAATAAAAAACCCTCCAATTAGGAGGGTTTTAATATCAACCTTGCAATATATCGATTACTTCTAGCCTTTGCAGACAAGAGTGTTATTGCGCCCTATAATTACGATTGCTTGCTCACTTTGGAACTCAGTTCTAACAGCATCAATAGGGTTAGTTCCGCTAGCCCAATCGAATTTTGACATTTCGTAGTCTCTATTTAAAGACCCTAACGCTCTGTTTCTAATGTGAATCATTGGTTTTACCGAAGTAGTTCCCATTAATTTATCAGTTACAGATTGAGAAGCAGAAGGCACCATGAATGCGTTGATTTTTTGTGCTCCTACCATTGACCCCTGAGCTGTTGGCTCATTTAAGTATCTTAATGCCGAATAATCGAATCTATATCCACCTCTTTCATATCCTTTGAAAGATAAGTTTAGGTGCATATTTGGGTCATTGTTAAAAGAACCGTAAGATAAACCTACTGTATTAGTAGAAGCTAACAAATTATCTTGTCCAAAGCAGAATGCAGTTGTACCGTAAAATACATTATCTTTCAATTGACCTTGTTTTTCAAGTCTATCAACTACTCCTTCAATGTCTGATAAAGTTGTGATGATTCCAGAAACAACATTTCCTTGGTTAAATACATCAATTAAACCTTGTTTACCTTTATAACCATCAGCTAGTAAATCACCTGCCCATTTTTTAGAGTTGATACTTGCAGATTCTCTAGCATTCAAGAAACGTCTTTCAGCATTATCTTTATTTACGTAGAACCAAACATTACCTACTTCTCCATTTCCATTGTCCATTTCTAGCCAAGAGATTTGAGTTAAGTTTGTACGGCTTTCATCCACCATTTCTTTTACAATAGTACCACTTGTTTCATATTGTTGGTATTTTGTATTAAGAGATTCTGACATACCAGCAGTTTTTTTCTTGAACTCGTTAAAGTCTGCGAAAACTACTAAATCAGATGCTCCTAATGCTGTCCATCCTAACGCATCTCCACAACGAGCTGTGAAAGTTGTGCTAGTTGTAGCAGAAATACGTCCTTGACGAACTACTGTACCCAAAAGGTTACGTACCATGATAATCTCACCAACTCTGAAAGTATGGTCAGCAGATGTAAATACATCACCAACTCTTGTTGCTCCCTCAATTAATTGAGTTAGTCTTTCTTCCTCTGTCCAAGATATTACATCACTTGCATAAGGTATTTTACGCCCCATTTTATCCAACCATCCTTCGATTGATTGACTTCCATATCTTCCGTGTAGTTTTTTATCTAACTCAGGAGATTGGTGAATGAAGTAGTCCATATCCGTTAAACTTAAATAGTTTTCTGGAGTTGCTACTTTTGTTGCAGAAGGAGTTAACCTTACTGCTGGATTTGCTTGTATAGCCATTGTTTTTTTGTTTTAAAATTAAAAATTAATTATAAACAAAATTAAGGTTCTACAACTCTAAATGTCATTTTGTTTCCTTCTATTGAATTAACTTGTCTGATATTGTCGGGTTGAATATTTTTGCTTAGTTTATCATCAGCTTCAACTTTATCAGCGTAACCTCTATTATATGCTTGATTCATTAGTTTTTCTCTGTTTTTAGCAAAGTATAACGCATCATGCAATTCAGCTGGCTTTGTTAAATTTCCATTTTCATCATGGAAATCACGCATCAAATTGTTTGTATCGGACACAAATTGTTTTGTTTCTTCAATGTTTTCAGGCTTAAAAGCCACTTCACTAAAGCCAATTGTTTCATTACCTAATTTTACCTTGAAACCTTCAAAGTTTTCATTAAATCTTGAATTGGTAAATTCAACAAATTTATCTCTTCCGATTTGCCAATTTTTTTTAGCATCCTCATCTTGTTGTGCTTGACTATCAATTAGCTTTTTAGCTTCTCTATACTCAATTGGAATATGTTCATCAGTACCACTAACTACATTGAATTCTTCTTTACGTTTAGAGAAAAACTCTCCAGCCTTTCTCAAATCTGTTTTAGTATCTATTCCTTTTTTAAGAATTAGATTTTCATCGTCTTCTTCATCTAGGTCATCAATACTGTATTTTTCGTTATATAAATAATCCTGTTCTTTTTTTGTTAAATCAGGATTAGACAGTCTTATGTATTCTCTTAATGTATTTTCAGGAGTTTCAGTTGACCAATCTTTTTGAGTTTCTAAGAAATCATTATAATTTTTATTCCCTGTTTTTTCATAAAATTCTGCAAAAGCAGTAATCTCAGGAGCATATTGTTTTTGCTGTTTAGGGGTCAAAGATTCTTTAAACTCATCTACAGTCATTCCTTTTTTCTCTGCTATAAAAGATAGTGCATAATCCTCATCAAGCTCTACATATTCATCATTAAAACTTTTATTGTTTAAATGGTTTTTGTAATCTTCTAATGAAACACCTTTTTGATCAGCTAAATATTGGTAAGCTAAATCTTCATTTAACTCTGTATATTCAGTATCATCATTATTTACAGTATTATTTTCTGATTTTATATCATCATTACCTACAACTGTATATTTAATCTCTTGCGTTGATGTTTCTTCTATATTTTCTATTTCTTCTGACATTTTTATTTGATTTAATTTGATTTAATTTTTTATATAATTTTAGGTTGTTTTTCTTTAGAACCTGTATTATAGAAACGTGCATTAGCTTCTCTTCGCTCCATTGTTCTTTCTGTGTCTTTTGTAATAGAATCTAACTTTCTTTTCCCTACCGTATTATCATTTCTACCGTCAAATATAACTTTATTATTAGCATCAATTACTTTTGTAGTTTTAGCTTGTTTATTCACAACAAAAACACGTGGTTTAGGTTTTGGAGTAGCAATATTTGTTTTTTTATCAATTAAAATACCTTGCACATCATCTTGGATGAAATTATCATCATCTTTTTTGCTATTGCTATTTGTGCTTGATTTAGAAACAACTGGTTTTTTAACCATTACTTTCTTTTTCGGTTTTGGATCTATGTCTTGTGCCATTTTAATTAGATTTGATTTATATTATTTTGTGTTGTTTAGAAAAATACGAGCCTTTTTTAAAAACATTTGTTTCTTCATTATCTTTTATTCCTTGTTTTTTTTCTTTTTTTTCATTATCCACGACAACTGCTTTTTTAACTTTTACCATAATTTTAGGCTTTGGTTTAGATACTTGTTTTTTATCCGCAGGCTTATCATATTGGTCAACTGATGCAATATCAGTACCTTTTCTAAATGTAATTGTTGCGCTAGGTTGCATTCTTGAATCTTTACGACCCATTGGAGCATCCATATTTACATCTTGTGTTACATTATCCCTTTGGTCATATTTATGCTTATCAATTTGTTTGGCATAATCTGATGGCTTTAATGCTTCTTTTGTGGACACTCCATTTCTAATTACATTAGTTTTTGGCTTATCTTTATTGAAATCTACACTTTTATAAGCCATCTCATCAATATCATTTTGATTTTGTTTTACTTTATCAAATTTTTTAGGAGCATCTTCTGTATATCCTGCTTTTCTATAAAAATCATTTCTAGCATTAGATGAATTATGCGTATCTAAACTATCTTGTCTAGTTGCAGTTTCGTTAATAGTTTTTTTAACCATTATCTTTTTCTTCTTTGGGTCAATACCTTCTGCCATGATACGTTATTAATTAATAATTTAATACAAATATATAAATTTTATCCGACAACAAACGGATAATTAAAATTATTTTTCATATAACTACTCGTCTAAATCAAAAGCTCCCATATCAGCATTTTTCGCCACAAAGTCAATAGGAGGTGTTTTATGCTCCCTTTGATGAACTATCTCAGAGGCATTTGTTGATTGTTTATCAATTCTAGCATCTTTCTCAGATTCTAATTTATGAGTTACGTCAATCTTACCACTATTTACTAATTCTTGCAATTCAAGATTATTTTGACCTTTTAATTTTTCTAATTCCATAGCTCCTTCTTGTCTAATCCTTTCTTTCTCAATCTCCCATGAACCAATTGCTTCTTGTTTAATTTTGTCAGCTTCCATTTGTAATTGAATAGTTTGTTGAGCAAATTGATTAGATTGTTGACTTGTTCTAATATCCATGTCAGATTTTTGTTGAGCCTCTTGCGCTTTTTGCTCTTGTTGTTTTTTAGATGCTTTTTCAGTCAAAACTCCCAAATAAGCTATTGCCTGTTTAAATATTTTAATATTTTTAACTTTATATTTATCAGCAATAGTAATCAAACCTTGCTCAATAGCTAAAGTTAAATCTTGGTCTAACATTGCTTTTTCTTCATCATCTTGTTCTAAATAAAGATTCAGAGCAAAATCACTTAAATGAAGATTAGCAATAGATTCTAAATCCTCTACTGCTGTAGCTCCTATTTTGCGAATAAAATCCTCTTTTAAACTTGGATAGTATCTTATAATATCTTGGATTCTATATAAAATAGATTCAGCAGTTTTTAATGTTATCCAACCAGCTCCTTTTAATATATGTCTAGTGGCTAGATTTGAATTTAATGATGCTAATTTACCAATACCAACTAAACTATCTTTATCAGGATTAGAAGCATCTGAATATTGATTTAACCCAATAACATCTGTCAATTGCATTAAATATTCTTTATTCTCATTTCGTAGAGCTTGTAGTTTATTTAAAGAATCCCCCGTGCGGATTTCCATAAAAGGTTTCTGAGCATTATTATAATCGCTATTCTGCCCATAACTTCTATAAAAGAATGACCCTTTTTGAAGATACATATTGAATTGCTCTTGCGCTGAATTTGTTTTTCCACCTCCTAACTCTATTTCGGCAATAGCATCTAAGTCAAATGCTACTCCATCCGGAGTTATCCCTTGTAAAATTTGCTCTGCTTTTAATTCAATTACATTTAAAATATCCTCAATAGGCATCATTAAACTTACAGGACTAATGATTATGCCATTCTCAAAACTTGGTGCTATAATATTATATTGCTCACAAACTTTTTGTTTATTAGAATTAGGGCGTGCCATAGATTTTGCCACTTCCCATTTAAGAATAATATTTGTACCAAGAACCATTACTCCTTCAAAAAGAACTTCTTCTACTTTTGAAACTCTTTTAAAATCATTTTTTTGCCCTTTTTCTTTTAATTTGCTTTCATCAAAATCCGCATAAGCTTTAGATACAATTTTTTCTCCATTAGCTTTGTATTTTATTTTATTATAATCTTCTTTAGTGGTTTTATAAGTAAAATATAATAAGTAAGAATGTCCTTTTATCTTATTACCTAGACCGTAAGTATTATTCCACCATAATCCTTGATTCATTAACTGTTCTTTCACAAGCTTGTTTTCATCATTACATAAATCAGGATATTCTATTAAAATATCAGAAGTTAATACTCTTTCAACATGCCCTTTATAAAAACAATCTCTAAAATACGGGTCTTTAGTTTGAGACCAAACCATATCTGCAATGTCAATTCTTTTTAAATCTATTCCTTTTGACGGATTAAATCTATTTTGAACGCAATACGCCCCATCTACAACTAAATCTCTTTTCCCTTGTCTGTCAATAGTCAAGTCAAACATATTCTCCTCCATAACTGATTTAATAGCTAATTGGGCGGACAGTTCACAAGATGGCTTCCATTCTAATTGCAAATGAAGATTTAATTCATCATCCGTTTCAGGTAGTTTATCGGTTGGCATAGAGCCAATATCAACTCCAAATTTTTCTTTAGCTAAATCAATAATCTCTTTGGAAGCCATATCGTCTTTAATCTTCTTACGATAAGCTTGTTTATTTTGTTGGGAGATTGGGTCAATTGCATTAGCTTCTACGGTATGTCCTCTATCACACATCCCATTCACTAATAGATTAACAAGTTTTGGTAATCTTGTTAATGGTTTTTTACTTAAATTAAGTAAAGAAACATCCCCATTTGTACCTAATTTTGGATGATATTTTCGCATATCAATATTACCTGATGCGTAATTTCTACGAAGATAAAATTCTGATTGTGATGTATAAAATCTACACTTTCCACCTCCTGCTGTTGAAAACCATTCGGCCGAAATAGCAGATCCTACAGAAAGACCAAATTCTTTTGTTAATTTCTTTTCAAATGGGTCTAATTGACTTGGAAAAGATACGCTTTGTGATACTTGATATTTATTTTCTGCCATCTTAATTATATGTAAAACGTTGTAGTTTCATTACTATTGGTGTTCTTTCTTTTTCTTTTGGAGTAAATGACTTTCTATTTAATCCCATTAATGCGTATCCGGAAGCTACTGTTATATCAAATTTCTCTCTTTTTGATATATTAAATTTACTCCAATCTTTTAAAGTTCTTTCAAAAGGCATACTTCCTATTTCTCCTTCTTCTCTTATTGCTACAGTACTTTGTCCTTGATTGTATTTCCCTACAAATTTAAGGATATATGATTCAATTCCGGTAGCGTGAGATGTAATAATATCTTGTGATGATGATGGAATTCCTCCTAATAACTTTTCGTCATTCGATAATCTATTCGCTAATTTATCAAATCTAGTTAATGAAAACCCTCTATAACCCCTATTTTTAAAGTGATGTAGCATACGAGGCTTGTTATTTTCTATCAAAATTGGCATACCATAAAATACGCAAGCCATTAATGCATCTTCATAAAATATTTCTGCTTCTTCGGGTCTTGTAAGATATTCTAAAAAGAAAAAATTACTTGGGATATTTTTCATTGTAACTCCTGTCACTCCTGATAAAGCTCCTCTTGAACCTCCAGAATGTTCTAATCCATTTTCTGTATTTTCTAAAACACTTTCATTAGTAGCATTCATATCGTAGTTATCTGCTCCTAAACAACCAATATCATCGTTCATTGGATGATAACTCATTCCTCCCCATTGATTTCTACGCATTTCAAATTTGTTCTGCATGTCTTTTTCAGGAAGCCAAGCTAATAAAAAACGACCTCTCTCATTTGGCGTCCAAATAACTCTAGTATCTTTTACCCCGTTTTCCCATGAAAAGTTTCCACGAACTAATGTTTTTTTTATATCATAATCGTAATTATAATCTAATTGATCATTTAATTTTTGTTGGTCAAATGATGAATCTACTGCTTCATCTCTAAAAGCATCTTGTTTTGTAATAGGGTCAAGTCTTCTTGCATTCCAATAGAACTTATCTCCTAATAGTTTTGCTGATGCAAATTCATTTTCTAAATATTGTAAAGAACCTATTTTTTGTTTTACACCACTTGCATTAATAAAAAAATCTCCTGCCGTAACTGTAGTGTGACAAACTCCAAATTTATCTGTATAATCTTCCATATTAAAGTGTGCTGGAAGAAAATAAGAATAAAGTCCCGTAATTGTTCTATCATTTGCATTTCTTTTTAAAACATTAGAACCTTTTTCTAAAGTTTCAAATTCTGCTCCCCCTTTATCTTTTGGATTCAATGTAGAACCCATAAAAGTTTTTCCTACTACTTTTCCTCCTTGAAGCATTGTTGGTTTAACATTAGCCCAATGATCTTCAATATTATTTGGACGAACCCATTTAGCTGCTTCATCTGAAAGATACATTGTAAGTTTATTTGAGTCATAAGCAAGTGTAGCAGTTGCTCTAAAATCTACAATAGTATTTAAGTAGTCTTTTGTTGATGTATCTTTTAATTTTTTATTTGCTTTTGTATTATCAGATGGTTTTCCAAAAACCATTTTTTTTACATCGTCTATTTTACCTCTAACTACTGGAATAAAAAAGAAAGGTAAGTTCTGTATAGCATGTGAATATTTTAAAAAAACTGATATTGCATCTGTTTCTGTTTTAGAAGTAATTCCAAATTTAGAATTTTTAGTACTTGTTGACCCATCAATTAAATGGTCTAATGCCATCTCTGTAAAACCAGTTCTACGCCCTTTTGTGAAAAACATACCAACACTTCTTGGATCACATAAACAAGCTTTAGCAAAGTAATACATATTAGCTTGCGCCATACGAAATTCTTTGTATCCACCTGTTTCAAGCATTTCATCCCACATTAAGCCCATGTAATGAGCAGGTGTTAAATAAACTGCTTCACCATTATTCATAAACCACACTCCTTCTCTACGTCTTCTATATTCTTCTAAAATATAATCAGTAAAAGCTTCTTCTGTATCTGGAGTTAATCCTTTTGGCATTTCAGGTCTAACCCAATATTGTTCAGATTTAGGCTTTCTATGAAACATAATATCAGTATTCTTTGGTTTTTTAGGAAGCATTATTTTTAATCCATCTAAAACTATAACCTCCCCTTTTGTCCCTTTAGGACAAATCATTACGCTTTGAGTTTCCTCATCAAACCACTCTTTATAATAGTTTTTTAATGGGTAAAATTCTTGATTTGCATATTTCTCTGGAAATCCTCTTTTAAAATCTCTTTCACCTAAATCAAATTTATCAACTTCAATTTGAAGTTTTAATTCTTTATTTCCTGCATCAATGTCCGAAATGGCTTTTAAAATAATTGGCTTACTACTAATAGCTGAACCATATTTCTCAGGCTCTAAATCTGCAAAATTAATTTTCTTTTTTAAAGCCTCTCTTAATATTTCAACTGAAACTTCTCCTGCTTGTACAAGTTCTATGATGTAAGTTTTTAATTTTTCATGACTTGGAGCGTTAGGAGAATTTTGCCAAGTAACTAACATTTGCTTAATTGCAGTAAATGAATCGATACGAGATTTAACTAATGCTGACAATTTAACATCATCAACACTAAGCATACTAACGTCTAACATTAAGCCTTCTAAGCTATTTTGTATAGATTCCTCAATATCTTGGGAAAGTCCTATCATTTAATTAATTTACTTTTGCTAATATTCTATGAGTTTTCATTTTAAACATTCTAGTATCATCTATTACAAACTCTACTTCACAATTATTATGAAAACCAATATGGTCGCCTTCAAATATACCTAATTTTCTTAATCCATCATTACCATACTTTACAATACCCTGATGCTGTAATTCTACTTTACCAATCCATTTTTCTTCTGAAAATATAGGTTCTATAAAACAAAAATCATCTACTGATATTTTTTCTTCTCCACGAATTATTAAATATACTAATTCAGGTTGTACCCAATATAAATCATCTTTAATATGCCAATCTGAAAATCTAGTTTTTCCACTTGAATCAAAGTAATCTCTGAATACATTATGCTGTACAATAATTTTATCTCCAACTAATATATTCCCTTTATAATCTAATGGTAACGAATGAACAATTCCAATTCTATTTACATCTTTAGCATTTTCAATAGAAGTGTTAATAATTAATTTTTTTCCATTAAGATCTTTAATATTATTAAATTTCTCCCCGTTTAGAGGAGAAATTATAAATCTATCGGGCATACTTCCTATTTTCATACTTATTCAATAAAATACTCAATTATTACTCTACTACTTTTTGGTATATTTTTCCATTCCTGAGAAACTTCATTATCTGATATAAATAATTTATAATGAGTTTCGGTTTCTGAAATTTCACTTATAGTTCTTTCTACAAATTTTGTTTTTTCAAAGATAGGTAATTTACGGACTTGTCCAACAGTATAAACAAATGTAGATAATTTAGTTAAATCATTTTCCGTATTAACTACTGTTTCAACAGCTAATTGTCTTATTCTTTTGTCCATAATTACGATACTTTTTTTATCCATAAATCTACTACTGATGGCTGTCTATTTTCATGGAAATCTATAGCATCTATGGCAGTACTTGTACCAGTAAACGATGGCCCAAAATTTATCGCTCCGGATCCACCTAAACTACCAGGAATAAGTGAAGTAGGCACAATATGCGCATGCGGTTGTACTCCACTCTGATTTGCTGTTAATTTCACTTGTAATAATCCTAAAATACTACCTAAAGTATTATATGCTATATCCCAAAAACCAGTTGAAGGATTAGTATTTCTATCATCATAAGCAATAGAAGTTCTACCTCTTCTATCAATAGTCCCATTTGCTCCATTACATATAGCCCATCCTAACATTTCTAATCTTCCTAATCCAGTAACATCAAAATTTGTGGATACATATGAAGCGTCAGTTTCTAAAATTCTTAAATCTCCTATAACCCAAGTAAAAGCTGGTTTTACTTCTACTGTATATGGAGTAAGAATAGAGCCATCTCCAGTAACGGTTGTTGAATTGCCATCTGCCGTTATAGAAACTCCATCAGCTCCTTTTAATCCATTAATATCTATAAGATTAGTCCAAGTTAAATCAGTTGTATATTTCCATTGAATCCAATTTCCACTCGTTCTAAATTCTACTTCTTTACCATTAGTGCCATTAGTACCGGGAATTCCATCTGCCCCATCTGCTCCTGTAGCGCCCACAGAAACTGGAAATTCTACAAAATCATCATTTGTTAATACAGTTCCGTCAAAACCAATAGTTAAATTTTGAGATTTTAAAAGATAGATTTGTCCATTAATATTAAAACAAACTATTTCATATCTACCAACTACATAATGCGGGTTTAAAGCGTTTACAATAGTTGAAATATCAGTTAGTACAGTAACAGGTGTTATTTCAGTTATTTTTAGAACCCCACCAGCATCAGGAGATAAACCACCTAATATTAATGATGCTAAACTAGATAAAGGAAAATTTACAGTTTGATTTTCGGCTAATTCTGAAAGGGTTTTTTCTGAATTAGTACCTATTACACAATCCGTAATAACAGGACTGTTTTTGACTTTATATGCTATTTTATTACTAATCTTAGTCATTGCTTTTTTATTTAAAAATTATCATTTTTAATATCACTCCTGCCAACCCAACCGATGTAATTTTCCATAAGTTTTTTTTATTCTTTTCTTGGCGAATTTGTTTTTTATCATTTGAAACTATAGATTCAAGATTTTTATTAGCATTTTCTTTTAAATCTATCATTCCTACTAATTCTCTTTTTTCTGCTAAATTAGTTTTTATGATTGTATCTTGTTGTTTTATTACTATATTTTTATCAGTAATAACTATATTACAAAGGCTATCTTTGGAAACTGCATATTTATATATCGATTGAATAGTATCGTTACAATCTACTACATTATCAATATATTTTGGTTTTATAGTTTTATTTTTTAAAGCGTAATATTTAGTTTCTGAAACTTGACTATTATTTTGAGCGATTAAAAGTTCTTCATTTAATATCTTAAGATTACGTTCATATCTTTCTACTTCTAAAACTGATTTTTGAAATAAAATATTTAAAGAATCGTTAGATTTAGCATATTTATTATTTTCTGCTTGGAATCGTAATTTATCATTACAATTTCTAAAACAAGCTAAACTTATAACTAAAATAAGAATAAAAAATAATATTGTTTTAGGATTAATTTGTGTAGTTTCCATAATTAACTATTTTATAATTGAGTATTTCATTTCAGCTCTATCTAGTTTAGAATCATAATTATTTATTTTATAATTTGCTCCATTATATCGATACGCAACTGTTTTCCAATCTTTTTTTAATATTGCTTGGTATATTACTTTATCTGTTTGTAAAAATTTTAATCCTAGCCAAACTTGGTTTCTTTCACTTTCTTTAGCAAAATTAACTAATTCTCCTACTGAGTTAAAACCTAATCTTTTCCAATGAAATCCCATAACCTGCATGGAACCCCAAGAAGTGCTTTCCATTGCTTTATCTGGATTCTTAGAAAAAGCATCGTTAAAAGCTAGCCATTCTTTGCTTTGAACATCAACTTTATTTATTGACCATAAACCTCCAAATAACTTAGATAATCTTTTAAACCAAGATGGCTCAAACTGTATCTTAATTTTACCAGTTACTTTGTCGAATCCTTCGCCTGCGCTTTCTACTTCGATTATAGCTTGTATTGATGGTACTGGGATTCCGAATGATTCCGATAACTCCGATAATTCCTGTTTATTTATCATGTTTATTTTGTTTATTTAAATTTTTTTTTTCTATTAATTCTTCTTTTCTATAAGCCCAATGCAATATAGACATTCTATAAAAATGCCAAGCTCTTAAGATTAGATATATTAATCCTGCAATTGCTAATAATAAATTTACTATTCCAGAAGCATTAGATAATAATGTATTAGTAACTTGTCCTGATAATAAAATTGGTATAATTTCAATCATTGTAAAACCCCAAAATGTACCTACAATTACATCTAAAAAATTTAGAAAATCTTTGATTTGTTGCATAAGCGTAAAATAAAATAAGATAATAATGATTTTAATGGTATGAAATACTGCATATCCATTAAGCCTAAATGTATTAAATCTAAAGCATTTATAATAAATAAAAATATAGAAATATTTCTTATTCTTAAATCTATTTTTATAAAGGCTAAATAATAAAATACTACTCCAAAAATAACCATGTTTGAGTAATCTTCTAAAACATTACAAATAAACCTTTTATTATCTGAAAATAGATACCAAGACACTTTTAAATTTGAATTGTAAAAAAGTGCCTTAATTTCTGATAAAGGAATAAGTAAAATTAATATCCAATGTTTACTTTTCATCCTTATCTGGTGGTATTTGTGAACCTCCAATACTATCAATACCTTCTTCTTTACTAAATGACGATTGTAATTTACTTCCAGTAAAATAAGCTAATGCTAAAGCCCCTAATCCTTTTACTACATTAACCCAAAAAATATCTGAAATAAAATGTTCTACCATATTATATTTTGCATCAAATACAAATGATATTATAAATCCAATTGTAACAGCGTATTTTTTAAAAAATTTATTCATTTTAGTTTTAGTTTTGGTTTTTAGTTATTATTAAAATCCTCTATATCCATTTACGGTAATATAAATACTTCCTGATACTAAAGTAGTTGGTATCAATAGATTTACTGCCATATTAGGATTTGTTTTTAGCGGTTCGTCATATAAAAACATTGTTGAAGTCATTGAAGCTGTCTGAACTCTAATTTGGTCTAACATACGATAAACAGTAGTTCCCGTATATGCTACAGATGGAACTACATTTGCTCCTCCAACAGTTAGCGCAAAGTTAAATGTAGTTGTTGAGCCAACTGCTGTTACGTAGTATAGAGTATTTGTAGTTACTCCTGTTCCAGAAGCTAAAGCCGTGAAAACTACTGCATCTCCAATTTTTAAATCATGTGCTACAGATGTTGTTACTAAACCTGTTGTAATTGCAATTGAAGAAACTGCTAATGCTCCATCTAGTAACCATATATTACCCGCCACTCCTAAAGTATCTGTAGATACTCTTAATGATTTAATATAATTTCTTATTAAAGCTGTTCCACTTGCTTGAACTACTGTTTGTGGTGTAACTGTTGTTACTATACTTGAAAATATGAAATTAAAATCAAGTTCAGAAGTAGCATTATTTTTAACTATTTGTTGTAGAGAAGTTGTTATTCCTACATCAGAGGCATCTCCTGCAACTAGAGTAGTATCTTGGGTAGCAATTATCGTAGGAACTACTTTACCAGCAATTCTTAAAGGAGACCCTGTTACAGCAGAACTATGAGCAGTTTGTCCATTGCTTAATGTTGTAACTGTAGCTACAGTTCCTATATTTCCTATAGAGTTTGTTCCGACAGGAATCGCAGAATCTAAAGTAGAAATACTAGAAGAATTATTTGCTCTCAATGTTACCGTACAAGTACCTGTCATAGCAGACAATCCTGTAACTCTAGCTTTATAAAAAGCCCCTGTTTTAAAACTAAATATTCCTATACTTGCAGATGTAATAGTAGCACTATATAAACCAGTTATTGAATTATAAATTAAAGCCCCAGTAACTGTTTCCCAACGAACGTTATCGTTAGTAACCTGTAATGATAAAGCTCCCGTGTATGTTCCAGTTGTTTGAATACTTAGATTTGATGCCCCATTTAATAAAACTTCTACTGCTGAGTTTGCTGTAGCTACCCCATTTGCAACTAAATTTTGAGTAGTAATATTTCCTGATGCAAATTGTTGAGCTTGTGAAACTGGAATATTACTAGAACCATCACTTGTATCTATAATTCCATACGCAGTATCTAATTGAAAAGTAGTAGTTGTTGATGCTCCAATATTTCGAGCTGTTACTTTTACATAATTTCCATTTATGGGAAAACTTTTGGCTAATTGATTTCCTGCATAAACTGTAAAAGGTGTAGATGAAACAAGTTTTGTCCCTGCTAAATCAATATACTGTAAAACAGTAATTACCATATTTTGATCAGAAACCATTAATAATGAAATAGATGGTTGATTTTTTGTATCTTCTATAGTTCCTGTAAAAGTTGCTAATGATGCTAATTGCGCAACCGAACTATTTACTGTTGAAAATGCAAAATTAATACCACTTAATGATGTAGGTTGTGTATTATTTACTAATGTAGGTAATTTTGTATTAATTGTAGATAAAGTTGATTCTGATGCTCTAGTGGATTGTGCAACATCTAAATTATCTGTTTTAGCTTTTATTAAAAGTTGTGTCGCTTCTAAACTTAAAGCACTAGTGTTTAAATTTGTTCCAGCATTAGCAGTTACTTGTCCAATAGAATTAGTTCCTATTGGAATAGGCGCAATCATATCTGTATGTAACTGGTCTAATTTTGTATCAATACTTGTTAGCTTAGCTGTTTGCAAAACTTGATTAGATGCAGAAGCATCTCCCGATCCACCACCGCCTCCTGCACTTGGCAATAAAGCCAATAGTAATGCAAAAGCATCTTCAATATCTGCAGGAACTACTCCATTAATAGTATCAAAATTTTCTATTTTAAAACTATTTATAAAAATTCCAAAATCAGAAAGTTTAATGTT